CTGGGTTAGTAATTAGGAAGTAAGTCCAAGAATCTAGGTCCCTAACCAATAAGACAATCAAACTTAATTGCTAATGTTAAAATAATAAAGAATAAAATAATATTCCCAAAACCAACTAAAACAACTACTACCCTACGAAGCTAGCTGGTTAATTTATAATATCACCAATGTAAATTAAACATGGTAATCCTGTATATGTATAGAAACGCATATCATCACCAATAGATTTAAGAATTTCTAATGTTGTGGTGGTTCCTGCAGTTGAAGTATCATAATCCATACCTATCAAAAGTTCTCCCAAGGTATATGCACGCAATGCATATTCGTTAGATTTTGGATTAGGTCTCTGCAATAAACCAAGGGAGCCCATTTGATAGAACGGTACATTAATAGTTAAAACCTTATTAACATTACTAACTAAAACTGTTTGAGCGTAATTTTTCGACCATTTTGTATCTCTATTAGTGAGTCCTGCGGGTCTATACATAGTAGATTCAAATTTGCGGTCAGGTCGATGTTCCAAAAAGAAAGTAGATAAGAAATTATTGCTTATTAATTTCAAATTCATAGACCCACGATAAAATCTATAGGCAGACGCCACTAATGCTTGTCCCCCATCACGCGATGTCTGTGAATAAGGATTATCAAGAGGGACATCATATCCACTAGGCAATACATCCATAGCAAATTGGTAAGAACCACTACGATCTACACCCTTACGAGGGGTGGGTATTTCGATTCTAAATAAAGGTTCGTAGCGACGTAAGTAATCCTTACCATCTGCATAGGATTCACCAAATAACTCAAGCCCACAACCTGTAGATTTTACTGTAGGTGAAGGTTCACATATTTGAATCTCGCCCTCTGCACTTTCGCTAGATACTGCAAATGAATCTAATGTTGGAGTATTAACCAATAATTCTCTTTTAAGCCAAGGATTACCAATAACATATGCTGTTTCTGCTGAAAATGCCATAAGTTTATCATTGTTTGGTTTGGATTTAGCGGTATAATTTTGGGGAAAAATATTTCTCCTACCAATAATCAACTCAGTTTTAGCAATAACACCTAAATATATTAAGCCATAACCATCATTGACATCGATAGGAATAAAAGCTACATCATCCAAAGAAACATTAGATATAGATATTGTTTTATTACTATCATAATTAGGATCTGTTGGGTCTAGCGTATAATAATACCAACCACCAGATGTTCCTGACTGCCCTTGATATAAGTTGGAAAATTGAGCAACATGGTCAGACACTTCACCGTAACGTAAAACAAACACCTTACTATTATCAACATAGCGCCAAGTACTACCAAACCATGGTGCATACCCATCACGTGCGCGAATACGGGAAACACTGTGCGTTTCAATATTCCATGGTAAACCCCACACTGATTGACGTGGGATTGCAACTTCAAACGATGGGTTGGCTTTTATATATACCATTATATCTAGAGTATTAGCAACATTATCCATAGGTATTAAAGGATTTAATACCAACAAGAATAAGGAACCAATACCTTTAGGCTGGTCTTTCTGCCCATTAAGATATCCACAAGGCCACCATGGTTTATCAGCAATATATGGCGTAGTAAAAGTAAATGCTCGCTCATCATGTATATCAAACACTACATATGGTACCGCTTGAGCTTGTTCCAATGTAAGGTCTTCTCTAACGTATGGAATAAAACAACATAATAAACGACCAGTATGGTATTGTGAACCGACGACTACAAAATCAAAGTCAATCGATCCTCGCCATTCACTCATTAAGCCAGCAACCATACTAATAGGTGGTACTACATAACCATAAATTGCTTTATCAGAACCTATTTGTGAGCGTAACAAAATTGTTTGAAAAATAGTTCTATCAGGAGTAGGTGTAACTTCAATATTCCATAATTTATCACCAACATTTTTTGAACTAGACCATTGAACTTTTGTTAATAATGATGGACGCTGCGCCAAGGTAAGCAAACTCATGTCTGAATCCCCCGCATCAGGATGGGGACATTGACCACGCGCATCTAAACGAAGCGCATGTAATGGTTCTGAACAACCCGTACCAGTGGCAAGCGTTGCTGTTGCCATAGGTTGCATATGTTGTGGTGGCAATTGTACGGGAGGCTTATCACGATTTGAATCAGCAGCTTTCTGTAATAAATAACTCGCAGCCATAGTTGTTAACATACTCATCATTTCTACTTCAGCTTTTACGTTATTTAACGATCGTGGTATAACACCCATAAAACTACCCCTACTAAATTTCAAATATACAGATAATGTAGCAGATTTATAAACAGTAGATGGCATAGTTAACTGAGATAACACTTTAATAGCTAATTGACCAAGGCTCGCATTACTACCAAGTTCCGAATCAGCACCTATATGAATCCATGGCCTATAATTTTTATATGGAATACATAATTCTGCTGTATTTGAAGAACCAGCGTCTATTACAGAATGAATCATTTGTGACCGGGAATAAATCGAATCTCTAAATCTATAACCAGCATCTTCTTCATGTAAATAATACCAAGAAACCTGCAACTGACCTACCATAAATTTATTTACATTTGCAACTACTTTAATTTGCATATCTATATTTGCATACTTATGTTGAAGAAACGGTAATATTGTAGGAGTATTAATATTTTTTATAATAACATCACGTGGTAAAACATATCTAGCTTCTTTAGGATTACCAGAGGAATCTTTGTCTTTACTATGAATATATGAATCGGCAACATCACTGGATTTCCATTCTAATGAATCTAATAATACATAACGATCTAATAAACGATCATACGAAGCATCATAATCAGCTCCTGCCCAATCAATAACTTGTTGACTTATCTGTGGTGGACAAACAATATCAGGCGCCGCATGGTCTTGAATAACTGTATCAACACTTTCTTCACAAGTTGTATTCTCACCAGGTGTTGATAAAGGTGGCCCTTGAACTTCAGCTACATAAAGATGTTTACGTGTTTCTTCAGGTTTACGATACATAAGTTCATAATCATTCCACGTTCGAGGTAAAAATAAAACACCTTTTTGCAACCACGCAATACGCAATTTCTCACGTACCTCGTTATAATATTCAGGTCCATGGCCATAAGCAAGTTGTAAACACGCATAGGATGCTTCTAATGATGCTGTTCTCGTATCTATAGTTTTATTAATCCAATTAGCACAATCCTCAACAGACACTTTATCTAAACAACCTAAAAATACACCAGATTTATATGGGTGCGGTTTGAATGATCGTTTTAGAAAACTAGCTTCAGCTAATGAGCAATATGGTCTTAATTCACCTGTTTTCAAAGCATCAGTATACTTAATATTATATTTGGCAAAATAAGCATGTAGAGTTAGATTATTAAAAAATTCTACTGCGTCATCTGAAATGCACATAATAATATCATCACCATACACAACTATGCGGAGATGTTTCATCATTGCATCTAGAGTTGCTAAACGTGGATTATGTACACGCATAATATCGTACCAAGCACACATGATGTAAAACAAATTAACACAACTATTATCAATAGTAGTTGAAGGCGAACCAGAACACATACCTGAAAATGTCTTATAAAAAACATTACCAGCTATGTGTATAGGTTCGCTCAACTCTATCAACATAATTTTACGAATCTGTTGGTGCTCTTGGTGTTCTAAAGCATCGAGAACGGTTGAATATTGATCATACCATTTAAGTATCGATCTATATACTGCTTTGTGGACTGCATGATCAAAACCAGGTCCAAAATTTGAATAATCACCGCATAAAAATTTATTACCAACTGCTGAGAGATGTATAACTAAATCAGTCCAATCATCTTTTTCGGGAGCAATTCCTAAAGCGTGACAGAAATTAAATTTAGCGTGTGTAAAAGCTACAACAAAATCAGCAAAATACTGTCTAAAAGCTAAAATAAAATCAGTTGGTGCTACAGAAAAAATTCGCACTTTACCAGGTGTTTTTGCTTTTTCAATAGGTAATCGGGCATCCTTTAAGCAGTCAACGAATACAGTAGGAGGTATTTGTCCATTCTTGCGCATAGCCATATTTTTTTCATATTCAGCAACTAATTGATCATGTAATCCAAATTCGATTTTCCCATCTACATCATGCGTATGTATAAGCCAACGTTTAGAGGTACTATTGCCAGGACGATTGCATAGGTATGGAAAACCCTCTGAGGTAGACAGAACTAGTGGTTTAAAACTTTGAACCCCTTCAACGCCACGGATTGCTAAATCTATAGACCGCGGATGTACGTCACTCCAAATAGGTTTGACTACAGATGTCATTAACTCATAAAAACGTAATTCAGCTACTTCCATAGTATCTCTATCAAAACCTTTTGTAGGCATACCATGTTTGCGCACACCCAATTCTAATGGATCAGTATAATCATTTAAAGCACATGGTTTTAATGGTGCTGGTATAGTGCGTACAGGAAAAACTCCATGGATATCACTCTTACGAATAGCTGTTTCTGTAGGAGTATGTACTGTAAATTTAGCTTGAGCAACGCCTATATGTTCTACCGCAGTATCAATATTCAATGAAGGATTACCAAATGGATCTATATAAGGCAAATCAGCAGGATTTTCTATAGTTCCTAACTCGTCTAATAAATCTTTTGTTATAATTTGTGCATAGCCATTATGTTTATTGCCAGCTACATGAAAACCACGGATTTTATTATTAACATCCAAAATTATTGACATACACCTTCCGGGCCCTGACCATTCATATACTAAACATTCAGGTATTGTTATCATAGTATCACCAAAACAAGTTAAATCGACATTATTACGAAAACGTACAGTTAAATCCTTAAGTATTACTGTATCAGTAGTTTTCTCCATAACACGCATATGTGATGGTATAGGACTACTTTCATATACTTGTTTTGCAATAAAATGACAGCGCAAATCTCTAGCTCGAGGTAATGATGGTATTTCTAAAACCATTAATTCTGAATTTGAAATATTGAGAACACGCATACTAGCAAAATTAATTTCGAAAACACGGTCACCAGGTACAGATACTTTAATTTCAAGTGATTCTAATTTCAAAATATTACAAAATGTTATATAATGTTTAGGTATTAATACCCAATTGCCAGCTATTCTAAACGCTCGCAAATTCATGGTTTGGATTTCATCATCAATTTTTCGTCGTCCTATGATATATAAAAACATAGTATTTTTGGAAAGTATTTTGATCATATCATTAGAAATTTCAGCTTGTCCTTCACCATATGATTGTGGAGATAATCTATTACCTCCAGGCATACGTGAGGCCACGGTATATGCAGCTTCGCCTTCATAACCTGGTACACGATAAGGATTAAAAAGACTTTTACCATAAGTGGAACGTATATCCGAAATCTGATTTGAAATATGTGGCGTTAAATTTCTAACTGTCTGACAAGGTGTTTCACTATCTTCTTTTGCAGCAGCCCAACCTTTAACCCCCATAACCATAGCGAGTACTATACCTAATGGTACTAAGAGTAATAATAACCATTTCAACAAAATCCATAGCCATCGCACTGTTGTAGAAGTGACCTTTGTTAATTTCTTTAAACACGCTTTAAAACAATTCGTTATTTTTTCCGTTGCCAAACGCCCACCTACTTTAGGTAAATCATCATATGTATATCCCATTTTCTTCATTTTCCAATGATAGGTGTTATAAACACGTTCAAAATCTTCAATCTTTTTATAAAATGTAGGTTGTAAAACTTTAATTATATTAAGTAAACTTGAATGATGATGAATACATTTCGTACTGTCGGTGCTACAGTTTTTAAATCTTATCAATTCTGTATGACCGTCTACTCTTACAATATAACCATACTCTACATAATGTTCAACTTCAAAAATGTCAACAGTACAATGTTTACAATTTATAGTAGATGTTAATTTAACCATTTCAAGCATGGTTGATCGTGAAAAGTATCTATCACCTGCAATCCAGTTCGTTAATAATCTATATGCAAATTTAGTAATATATGGTGGAAAATGCACAAATTCAAAAGGATTCATTAAATTTAACGGAAGTTTCATAAAATTTTGTGGTGCATATGGTTTTAACCATCGTAATAGTTCAGTATAGTTAATTACAACTTTTGTTGGATCTATTTTTTGTTTAATAGCTGCATCCGTCACAATTTGTTGTAATGTTTGGGTTGTTAGATGTGTAACATCTATATTACTAAAATTCAATTCTAAACCCGCTTCAGCTTCAGCTGTAGATGACTCAGTTATATCTGGTGGAAACATTTCATCAGGAAAAGTATCAGTCCAAAATTTACGTATTTGTTTCTTTTGTTCTTCTGTAGCTGTTTTCCAAAGAGTACCTCCAGTAAACTCAATAAAATTATCTTTATCGATAGTAGTCTCTTTTATACCATCTATAGCCATGGCTTCGTCTAATGCTTCCTCCGATACTTTAACAATTTCAGCATTATTCTTTGGATCTTTATACATAAATGGTAAATTATTCTGCAACCATTTTTTAATATTTTTAATATAATCATTTTCGGAAAAATAAGATGAAAAAGGCGAAGTTTCTGGTTTACTATTTAATAAAGCAATTAAAGCACCTTCCAATGATTCAATCGAAAGTGGGTCTCGACCAGATGAGCGCAATAAACGTTGTGCTCGTTGTAATCTATTCGCTAATTTTGACTTCTCAGCTGTTAAATATGCCATAGCATCATGTTTTATCAATTCAACCAGTTGTGCGTATGTATATGATAAAATAGGAACTTCATCAGTTTTCGTAACATCAGAGTGTATCTTAAATCGTAAATGTTTAAATTCAGGGTCAAAAGGATCATTTTTGCCAGGCGGTTTAGCTGTTAACTCTGCTCTAACCAACATATTGCGTCTACGCCACAATGCTTCATTAGAGGATAAAAATGTACGCTTCGGAAAAGCTTCATTTGATGCTATTAGTACAACTTTTGCATCTATAATACGACCTTTATTAGGTATATCAGCCATATTTGGTCTAAATGGCTGATCCGTTATTAAAGCAAAAACTTCTTGAACATCTGTATTATCAGGAACTGTAGTATTAAACTGAGCAAAATCATCATATACTATAATTTGTTCTTTTTGTAATCCGTCAAAATATTTCTGACCATTATTTCGAGAATAAACTTTATAATTAGTATCAGGAGATACTTCCATAATAGGTCCTATTACAGGTGCGAGAGAATTTAACACATGTGATTTACCAACACCAGTATTACCATATAAGTATAAACAGTATGGGGTAAGATGTGTAGTAGATGAATAACCTTGTTGATTACACTGTTGTTTAATTTGTAATAATTGTGTTTTCATACGTATACAATAATTGAGTAAAGATACTCCATTAGCTTTTTGATCAAATGAATTTATTCGTACAATAATTTCTGTTGTTAGTGCAATTAACGAATCTAATTTAGCCATTACATTGGGATCTGAAAAATTTACTAAAGGTGTTGTAACAATATCATTAACTTCATTAATAATCTTTCTAATAATTTCTGAATGTTCCCAAAAAGCCAAAATAGGTTCCGATTCAGGGTGTACATAACAATAAATTTTTTTTACCATAGCTTTACACATTCCAATAAAATGTTTAAAAAATGAAAATAAGCCAAAAGTGGAACGCGCATTAAACTGTAAATTCTTTGTAATCACTTGAGCCCAATCACCTACAGCTTTCTCCGTGCGTGTAATATCAGTCGCAACGCCACAGTAAGTACCTATACCTTGAAAAAGTAAAGTTAATCCTGTGGCTACGAAATCTTCTTGCATTTTATCCTCCATTTGTTGTAAAGGAGAATCTGCTTGAGCTTCAGCAGCGTTACTACTAGTGGATACGGGTTTCTTCGTAGCAGCGGAAACTAAAGGCTCTCGAGCTTTTAATGCAATATCATGATTTATAATACCAGTAACAGCAAAGCTCATAACAATAGCTGTAATCCATGAGGCTCTACTATGTCCGGCGGCACCTGTTATTAATATAGAGGCAACGGATGAAATATTCGTTACTATCTTATTAGTGGTACTGTCAACAGCTGTCTTAACAGAATTCGTAATTTTATTAATTGCATCATCTATATAAGATTTGGTGTCCTCAGCAATTTTTATGGAGGGAGTAAACCAGCCTTGGACCTCTGCAACATTGAGGCCTAAGGATTCTACGTACCTACAATATTTTAGGTACGCAAGGAGTCTAATGGGACCCCTTTCTCTACGCGATTTTAAAAATAAAATTCTACTACGTATTTTACATAGTAGAAATAAATCGCGAGTTGGAGCCGATTTAATTGGCTCCTTAATATTCTGTACATCGTACAGACTTCCTCGTTCAAACGCCATTGGGTCACGGCGGCGTTTGATTTGTCGCCCTGCTGTTGGTTGGGCGACTCCCCTAGGTATGTCATCCCGTGGGATAACACTCTTCTTTGTGTGCGCGATAATATAATTATCTCGCGCAAGACGCAGAAGGGGCTGAGGATCGTAACGGTTCCTCAGATACAGACAAAATCTGCCTTCATCCCCATCATAAGATGGTTTGAAGACAGCTTTGGCTGTTCTTGAGAAAATTCGGCCTGTGGCCGCCAACTCCTCATACACATCACGCCACTTATGCGTATAACGCTTAGGTTTAAGTGGCGGATTATAAACTGGCACTGGTCTTTGTGGAACAGTACCAGGATCCAAAGTTGGATACGGTATGGGGGGACGGTCCATTGGGTGACCGGGTCGCATAACGTTACGCGCTACCTCAGCGTAACTCTTGTTAGATTGAGAGGGAGAGAGAGAAGAGTTAATAAAATTCATCGTAAAAAATGAAATTTAGTTCTCGTTCACACCCTAATTCCCGAACTCCTATAGATAACCATAAAGACTACCTTGTCAGAGATTCGAGCGAGGCACACTAGCACTAGACCAGCAGGACTTTTTCACCTGTGCGAATAATGCCGCTCAAGAACTGGATCGCCCAAGTATTTGATGACGTCCCAGCAATTAGGTTCCGATGACGAGGAGAGTAAGCCATCCTCATTAGCTCCATCTACACAGTCGCCGGAAGATCAGCCTTCTAATACTCGACTCGCATGGGTCTGAAACAATATTAAAAGGAGACACCAGTCTACCCGTGCAGTAGCTTACAGGAGGGGGCGGATAAGACCCCTGCGGTACATAAGCAACATCCAAGATCTAACTAATAAGCCGGTGGTTTTTCAGTCGCCTTATTAGGTCAAACGATCAATGTCACCTCGAATCTACGAAACAATAAATTGCTTCGCATGCAGTTTTAAAAGAAAACTCGCTCAAGAATCAATTTATAAGAAAATAACTGATATACATCAGTGACCATCCTATAAATCGATGGTTAAATCCAAGAAAACGTGCGAAGCTGTTTACTTCACACGGTCCAAGTCGTACCATTAATCCGGTAAAATATATAATTAAATTATATATTAAAGTCCATCGGATCATACAACTAGTCAAAGGACAACTAGCAAGTTTAAAGCAACTTACTAGCAATGCTAAGACGTGATTGCAGATGCAATGGTTGTTTAATACGCGTGCGCAGGTTTCCGTGTGAGGGAAACCTGC